CATTGCCACAATGGATCAGCATGATCGACCTGTCAGTTGCGGATTTGAGATGTACATGTACCGGTTTGATCAACGGGCCGAGCGTGGATGGAAAGGTAGTGTAGTAGCACGCCGACGCATGTTTGACACACCTCACGAACTGTATAAAGGTGCCAGCATCAAACGCAAAAATAGAGATCATTGTGTGGGAATCAACCGGCCTGTAGGCTGGCACTGGACCTGGATGGGGTCAGACGATCTGATACGCAACAAGGTAGTGAGTTGTATAGAAACCCAGCACCGAGATCCTGAAGAGATGTTGCAAGCATTCAAAAGAAAAGATACCATTGCAGCCATAAATCACAAAGCCACTACACATGTGGTGGATACTCAATATCCTGAATCAGTACAGGCCATTCTCAAAAGATATCCCAGTTATTGGCATAATCCACCAGGGGGTTAACATGGCCACTCGCGCTGAAAAAGATCTGCATCGTGCGGCACGTGAAGCACATCGTGCCCGGAAACAGGAACCTGCACCAGTCACACCACCCACACTGCCCACAGTTTTTACAGCGCAGGATCCAGTGGATTGTGCCTGTGTGATCCATGGTGCAGGATATGATTTCACCTATGTGGATCGACTGTGCAACATGTTGAATCGGCATTTGACCCGCGGCGCTAGATTGCATGTGTACACCGAAGCTTCACGGCCAGTGCCCAGCCACATGATCCGTCATGACCTAACCGAATGGCCCGGAGTGTCGGGACGCAAACGCAGCTGGTGGTACAAGATGCAGTTGTTCAACAGTGACCATTTCCGCGGACAGTTGTTGTATTTTGATCTAGACACAGTGATCGTGAGCAACATAGATTGGATCGTGAATCTCAGCCCGGTGTTTTTTTGGACCTTGCGAGATTTCCGTTCACTGTGGCGCCCGGACCTGCACACCATGAATTCGTCTGTGATGTACTGGAACACACAGAATTGGAACACCATCTGGACTCAATTTGAACAACAGGGCATACAGCGCATAGGCCTGCGACACCAGCACGGCGGCGATCAGGATTACTTAAATACTGTGATACCTGCAAACAAACGGCGCTTTCTTGACGAACAGCGCATAGTGAGTTGGCGTTGGACAGCACTGGATGGTGGAATGAATTTTAAAAATCGCACTTATAAAAGACCCAATCGCGGCACCATATTGAGTCCTGCCACAAGTGTGTTGGTGTTCCACGGCGACCCAAAACCACACGAAGTCAACGACGCTGTGATAAAACAACACTGGTGTTGACAACTAACTGCACATGCGCTATAATACACTCATGTCAACAAAGGCACTGATCCATAAAACTGCTGAAAAAAGTCGCAATTTTTCGCAAGTAGAGTTGGAAAAAGATGCAAGCAAAACGGTTGACTGGTATCGTAATCGCTACTACAATAGTGGCTTAACAACACAACGGGGCTAGAAACCATGAGTGCTATTCGTATCCTACGCGGCGTGTACCGCAATCAAATTGTAAAAAATCAAAGCTTCGCTCTTGTGAGCGGCTTTCGCACCGGCGCCAAGGGCGGCTATGTCACAGTGCAGAACAACGGCACATTCCCCAACTGCGCGGACGTGATCCGCATTCGCGTTGATGCCATCTCTGACTACGAGATGATTGCCGGTGACACTGTGGAACAGAACACACCTGCTCCAACCGCAACTGCCAAGATCGCAGAGTCTGAAGAACAAGCAATGACTCGTATCCGCGAGCGTTTTGAAATCCTTACAGAAATGAGCAAAGCCTGTATCGGTGGCGACATCCGTGCGATGATCGTATCGGGCCCTCCTGGCGTGGGCAAGAGCTACGGTGTAGAACAAGAAATCGAAAAGGCCACGCTGTTTGACAAGATCGCAGGCAAGCGGCTCCGCGCAGAAGTTGTGAAAGGCTCTGCAACTCCTATTGGACTGTATCAGACTCTTTACAAATACTCGGACCCAAATTGTGTGTTGGTGTTTGATGACTGTGACTCAATCCTGTTGGACGATGTGGCACTGAACCTGCTGAAAGGCGCATTGGACTCTGGCAAGAAGCGCAAGATCTCCTGGTTGAGCGAAAGCAGCACTCTGCGTCGCGAAGGCATCCCAGACAGTTTTGACTTCAAAGGTTCAGTGATCTTTATCACCAACTTGAAGTTTGACAAGATGAAATCGCAGAAACTGCGCGATCACTTGGACGCACTGCAAAGTCGGTGCCATTACCTGGACTTGACCTTGGACACCATGCGTGACAAGATCCTGCGTATCAAGCAGATCGCCAAGGACGGTGTGTTGTTTGATGGCTACGACTTTGAGCCCGAAACGCAAGACAGTATCTTTGAGTTCATGGAAACCAACCAAGTTCGCTTGCGTGAGATGAGCCTGCGTATGGCGCTGAAGATTGCAGATCTGCGTAAGCTGAGTCCTGACAATTGGCGCCGTCTTGCAGAGACTACCTGCATGAAAGCAGCTGACTAATGGGTTGGGTAGCCGTAATCGTTGCATTACTTTGCGGCTACCCTTGGTTGGCTGCTGCGATTGTTCTTCTTATAGTGATGTGAGTGCCAAAATGGAAGTGTCTATTGTTTGGATGTTGTTAAATGGTTGGTTTGCCAAGCATTGCTTTGAGGATGGCTCTACTGTTTCAGGATGGGTGTGTTTGTTTATCAGTGCCTATTATCTGGCTAGATTGTTAGAAGTAATTTTTTAAGGAATGTGTATGTTTGAAATCTGGGATGGTGATTTGTTTTTGTACACTGTGGACAACAAGTATCAAGCAGACGAAGCCGAGGAGATTGGGTTCAGGATAGTGCAGATCCAGTGAGTTTTAGCGTAAAGCTAGGAAACAGAGTCGCAGTGAATTTCTAGCCCGGCGACTCTTTAGTGACAGGTGTCTAAATGGCACCTGTCTTTTTGACTTTTACGCCCTGTGGCTATATACTAGCACTATGAAATATCTTGTGCTAGAACTGGGTCATGACGATCCTATACATTTACGTTTTGCTATTAGAGAAAATCCCATGGCCGACGCTTGGCTGGAACGAATGAATATCCGTGATTCATGGCCTTTAGATGATCCCACTCGATTTGATGGATTTGATTCACCAGAAAAAGAACAACAGCGGGCAGAAAATTATATTTTGCAATGTGTTCGAACGATCAATGATTATCAACCCATCATTGACAGGCCATTTACATCAGTTCAAGATCAAGATTATCTCAACTATCTACATCACGTGTTTGAAATGTATCACGGACTATTGGATCAGCAGACTCATGAATTTTGGATACAGGCACCTGACGCTGTGCGCTCAGCATTGGCGCAATTAAATATAGCAGTTCACAGATGTGAAAGTCTGGGCCCAGCGCAGCCTAGATTGATTTGCACATGGTTCGGAATGCCCAAGATATATAAATTAGATCCTGAAACGGCTGTTGGGTACGGGTCCATGACAGTGCCGTTTGGCACCGTTTGTTTGAATTATGTAGAGATTGGTAAGACACTGGAAAATCTCGCAGACGATCAAGACCAATACATTGGCGATCTTGCTTTCCAGCCCTGGCAACAATATTCAGCAGATTTCTTCGTGCCATTCTATAACATAGATAAGCGTGCGAAATTGCCTGGGATGGAAAATTATCTGCAACAGCATCGGGAGTTCTTTGTTGCTCGAGGCATTGAAAATGTGTATAATACACAAGTATTGCCCATGAGATATCCTGTGGCGGATCTTGAAGATTCCAGGTCAGAGAGTGAATTGATTGGGTTGATCGCACAAAGACAATATGTTACACGAGTATCTATAGAATGAAAAGAGCAACCATAACCATACGCGATGAGGTGAACATCAAGATCGAAGGACTGGATCTTGACACTCGCAGAGATCTTGTGAAGAAGTTCAAATACGATGTGCCTTATGCTCGCTATCTTCCGGCTGTGCGACTGGGACGTTGGGATGGCAAGGTGGCCTACTTCCAGCTGGGCGGCAGCACCTATGTGAATCTCTTGCCGGACATAATCCCCATCTTAGAAAAGCAAAACTACGATATCGAGCTGGACGATCAGCGTGAATATTCCACCACGTTTGCGTTTGACCAAGTGACAGAAATCACATATCAGGATAGGAAATGGCCTCGGGGACATCCTGCCGAAGGCGAACCCATCCTGCTGCGCGACTATCAGGTAGAGATCATAAACAATTTTTTAGCCAATCCACAATGCTTGCAAGAAGTGGCCACGGGTGCAGGCAAGACCATCATGACAGCAGCACTGAGTGACGCTGTGAGTGTGTATGGCCGCAGTATCGTTATCGTGCCCAACAAAAGTCTTGTGACACAAACAGAAAAAGACTACATCAATATGGAGTTAGATGTGGGTGTGTATTTCGGCGACAGGAAAGAATACGGCCGCCATCATACCATTTGCACCTGGCAGAGTCTAAATAACTTGTTGAAGAACACCAAGAACGGTGTGGGTGATTGCACCATACAGGAGTTCCTGGCGGATGTGGTGTGCGTGATAGTAGACGAAGTACACATGGCCAAGGCAGATGCACTAAAAACACTGCTAACAGGCGTGATGGCGCAAGTGCCAATTCGCTGGGGCCTCACAGGAACCATACCAAAAGAACTGTTCGAAAGCCAGAGCCTGCTGGTGAGTTTAGGTCCTGTGATATCTCGACTGGCTGCCAGCGAGCTACAGGATCGCGGCGTGCTGGCACAGTGTCATGTGAATGTGGTGCAACTGGTGGACACTCGAGAACACAAGACCTATCAGGAAGAACTGAAGTATCTCCTGGAAGAATCCGGTAGATTAGATGCTATCGCACAACTGGTTCTGCAAGTGAATGAAACAGGCAATACCTTGGTGCTGGTGGATCGTGTAGCAGCCGGACATGAACTGGTCGCAAGACTGGGAGACCGTGCTGTGTTTGTGTCAGGTGCTACCAAGGCCCGGGACCGCCAGGATGAATATGATGAAGTGGCCACCAGCACAGACAAGATCATCGTGGCCACATATGGTGTGGCAGCAGTGGGCATCAACATTCCAAGAATCTTTAACTTGGTCATGATTGAACCGGGCAAGAGTTTTACCCGAGTGATTCAATCAATCGGTCGCGGCATCAGAAAGGCCGAAGATAAAGATCATGTGCAGATATGGGACATCACTTCAACATGCAAATTTAGCAAACGACACTTGACCAAACGCAAGGTGTTCTACAATGAAGCCAACTATCCTTACACTCAGGAAAAATTAAATTGGAATTAAAGAATCAGAAAATAATAGTGTGCGGTGATAGCTTTTGTACTTCAATGATATGGGACCGATATCATTTTAGTCAGATTCTTGAAGACACATATGGATATCAGGTCACTAACCTAGCACATGGCAATTTCAGTACAGTGGGCATTTGCTTTCAGATTCAACAAGCAATCACCATGGATCCGGATATCATCATTTACAATACCACAGATGCATCAAGATTTGAGCTAGTGATGAATGGCAAGTTTGATGCCGCCGCTGGTTTAAGAAATATCGTGTATTTTGATAATGGAGTAACCAGTTACAGGCGAGCCGACACCGGTGACACCGAATCCGCAGTGTTTTCAACCAATTATGCACGACTTGGTGAGAGAGTGTATTTTAGAAAAAATGTAGAGACCACACAAAGTCAGATTGATGCTGTTGATCAGTACATGAAACATTTTTTTGATTATGGATTAAAAACCCAAACAGATTCCTGGATGATTGGATATTGGCATCAACAGATAATTGATGCCGGAATCACACCTGTGAGACTGTCTCGGCAGGACGACATAGCCAAGCCCATGTATGCATATGCCAAGAACAATCCTGACTGTACTGCGTATTATCATACTGATCCAGCCACACAAGAAATCCTAGCAAAAAACATTATCCAACAGCTGGAATCTCAAGCCAATGAACAAAAATAACTTGACTTTTGCTCAAAACTACTGTACAATAAACTCATGCGTATCCTTACATTAGACAATCGACCCTATGATCTTGACCATTTGCCTGAAGAGGTAGATGACATGAGATTTGCCATACTAGACAATTCAGATCCAGCCAATCCAGACTATCATTACATTCCCTTGATCTTCCTGGAAAGTTTCAATGCACCTGCCTTGGTATTACAGATAGGTGATTTCAAGATCAAAATGCCCGTGGATTGGCAGATCCTGATTGGTGAACCCGAAGTGGGCGATCTAGAAATGCTGCCACTCACCAGTGTGAACGATCGCGGCTTTAAAGTGTTTCAATTCAATCCACTCAGCAGTTTCCGACCCAGTTTTCCATCTTTAGAAATCATCGACGTATATCAAGAAGTGGCATGGTATGCACCCAAGCTGAAGAATGGGCAGATGTTGTGTGTGCCCATCAATGATGCAGCGCAGCCGGACTGTGTGTATTTCGTCAAAGACATCAGCCGCAACTGCGAAATAGTAGACTACAACCGAGCCTGGTGATGGGACAGTTAGCGCCAGGTGCCACATACATATACGAGCGTGTGGGTGACACCGTGTATCGTCGTGAGACCGGTGCGGCTCTCAGCACACGAGTGGAAGTGGGGCATGACTATGCTCAGCACAGAGATCTGCGTATCCGGGAGAACATGAAACAAAAGCATGACTCAATGATGGAAGATCGACTATGGGGAGAGATTCGTAAAGAGGCCCGCACCAATCCGGCTTTACAAGATATTCTGGATCATGCTATAATGATGTATCACTTGACTCGAACTGAAAAATTACCATGAAAAAGACTGTCAAACTTGCACCTGCGGATCCGTATCTGGACCAGTGGAAAGACCTGTGGCTTACCAAGCAGTATGAACCAGATGCCTGGGAACGTGCCAAATGGGAAAAATTGTGGGAAACGGAAGAATATAAAGAAGAAAAAGTATATGAGCCTTACTTTGAATTGTCTGGCGATGAATACCGACTATTCGAAGAATGGCGAGACATAGTTGTGGCCGCTGAAACCAATCCTGCTTTACAGGACCTATTGGATCAAGTAAAAATGGTGTATAAATTGACCAAGATCAAATGAGCGACAAACTAAACATTGGCAATGAGATGCGTCAATTGGACGCAAAGAATCGTGACTTCTATGATGAACTCACACCGGAAGAACGCCGGAAGTTCTCAACATTCCTCATGGTTCGTTGGGGCTCGGCAGTGGATGGCAGCAGAGAGATCCAGGAATACTATGTGCAGAGCACCAATCACTATCTCAACAAGCACTTCTTCACCATGCATCGACATCCCAAACTGCAATGGCTCATGGCCACAGCGGTCAGTCCAGGCATGGGTGCTCAGCGGCACAACTGGATCGCACCCAAGAAGAAAGAAGCCGGTGCCAGTGCCATAAAGAAACAACTGCGAGAACTGTATCCACATTTTCAAGACGATGAGATCGATCTCATGGCAGAACTCACTGACCGAAAAGAAATAGCTCAACTGCAACGGGCCCATGGCAACGACACCCGTTAGATTGGTCATCAACGGATGCAGCTACATGCAGTGCTATGCCGATGGTAATGGGCATGGTGATCTTGCTGCACAGCTCAAAATCACACAACATGAGAATCTGGCCGAACCTGGAGCCTGTAACAATCGCATCATACGCACTACTCTTAGAGACAGTTTTGTCAACCCGGCTCCGACGCTGTATGTGATTGGTGTGACATTTGTGTCAAGATATGAACTGCCAGTGAACAAGGATCGTGTCTACCCTGATGGAAAATGGTTGAGTTTTACCACATCTGGACTGAGTCACCCGTCCACAGTGGTGATTGACCCGTGTGTGTGTGAGAAAGATCTTGACTGGTATCAAGACATCTGGTTAAAAATCAATCTCACAAGTTTTGATGAGTGGGCAGAAGATTTGCAATACAGATTGCTCAGCATGTGCGACAGTCTAAATCGTCGCGGTCACAGTTGCATTGTTTTCAACACAGCCGAAGCTGTGTTAGATTATGTTTTGGATCAAAGCAAATTCCAACCCATGAAATCACAGCGTCAGATTATTGACGGATTGAAGTGGAAGAGCATACCTTGGCAATTTGATCAAGGTGCTGCCTGGTTGCCAAACGATGAGCGCCATGACAGAAATTGTAGACATGTGGCACCGGGGCAGCACCAGTGGTTGAATCAGTATTTGACAAACTACATCCAAGAGTATACAATACTGCAATGACCGCGCACACATGTAGGTATTGTTCAAGATCATTCAGTAAGGAATCCACGCTGAGTGTGCATGTTTGCGAACAGAAGAAACGCTGGCAAGAATCTAGCGAGCGTGGTGTGCAGTTAGGGCTGCAAGGCTATTTGAAGTTCTACGAATACACACAAGGGTCGGCCAAACTCAAGGGCTGGGATGACTTTGTGACATCTCCGTATTATCGAGCATTTGTGAAATGGGGTAGGTATTGTGTGGATGTACGGGTGATCAATCCAGAACGATTCCTTGAATGGTTGTTAAAAGGCAACCGGAAGATTGACAACTGGTGCAGCGATCGGCTGTACACAGAGTATCTTGTGACACATGTGCAGAAAGAAACAGTGAATGATGCCTTGGCCAGAGCCATCGAATATGGTATTGACTGGAGTGAAAAGACACAGCATCCTGCACATGATTGTTTGAGATATGGCAGCGCCAATGCCACATGCCATGCTGTGACCACAGGCAGGATCAGTGCCTGGGTGATCTACAACTCGGAATCCGGGCAGAAGTTCCTATCAGAACTCAACACAGAGCAAGTGGCCATGATATGGCCTTACATTGATTCAGATGTGTGGCAGAAGAAGTTTGCGGATTATCCCGGGGATCAGGAATACGCTCGAGAGATTTTAACACAAGCAGGATGGTAATATGATAAAAAGTGTAATAGGCAATAGTCCATATCTAATGGTTGCCACCAACAGTGCCAGCAACTTCATGAACAACTACAGCGGTGCTCAAGGGCTGGGTAATATTCGATTCAACACCACAATTCAGAGCTTGGAAGTGTATGATGGATCAATGTGGCACCCGATACAGATGGGCATGGCCACTGTGAGTCTCACACAAGATGCTGTGGATGCTATAGGCTGGGTAAATCAAAAGCGCCTGGATGAAATGAAAATAAAAGCATTGGCTGAGCGGCATCCTGCTGTGGCTGATCAGTTGGCAGCGGTGCAGGAAGCCGAAGAAAAACTGCGTATGCTCACACTCTTGGTGCAGACATGAGTCAGCGTGTATTGTGTCTAGGAAACAACACCGAGGACACGGATGTTAAAACGCGAGCGATGGCCGCAGCCGCGCAAGTTGATTGTCACGGCCTATTGTCAGACTTGGATGGCACGGTCACTGTAGACAGTATGCAGGGTTCGGGATATTATCATACCAGTGTATACGACATAGAATATGGCAAGCTGATTGAACTATCCAATCATTTTGACACAGTGATCGTGTTGGATCAACCACGAGCCCAGTACTCGCATGCTGACGCATTCTATAAAACCATAAGATTGGCAAGAGAAATAAGATCTCGTACCCAGGTTATATTGTTAGATCCGATGTACGAAACTGACATTGATTTTTTTGAAAATGTTGTGCAGACCAATCCCAGCTTCTGTATCTTTCCGTTCATTGAACTTTTGACAAATCAACGTGACGATGGGCAGACCACTGTGTGCTGTCGTTCATCAACACCTATAACGCATGTTGATCAGATCCAGGACTTTGCCACAGACCAAAACTATAAAATCATACGTGACAAAATGTTACAAGGTGTACCGATTCCGGAGCATTGCAGCACATGTTATGCGCTAGAGGACAAAAATATTCGCAGTGCCAGACAACAAGAAACTGTGGAGTGGGCCAACAGATTAGGCTTGTCGTCTTTTGATGACCTGGAGAAAATTACAAATCCAGCGTATTATGAAATTCGGCCGGGCAACATATGCAATCTTCAATGTAGGATGTGCGGCCCGGGCTCTAGTCAATTGATCGGTAAAGAGTATCGTCGATTGAATCTTATTTCTCAATTGCCTCCTCCTCAACGCAGTGATTTTGACATAGTTGATTTTACCAATCTAAAAAAACTTTATGTGGCCGGTGGAGAGCCCACGGCCATGCCTAAATTCTATGATTTCTTAGACAGGTGTATTGCGGAAGATCGCGTGTTTGAATTCCAGGTCAACACCAATGGCACCAAACTAAACAATCGTTTCAAGAAACAACTAAAGCGTCTACCTCACATGCAGTTCACAGTGAGCATTGATGGGTTTGATCAATTAAATCATTATATACGTTGGCCTTCAGAGTGGACCCGGATAGTAGAGAACGTTCAGTATCTTGTGGATCATGGCCATACAGTAAATTTCAATACCACAGTATCCATTTATAATGTGATTGGATTGTGTGAATTGTTTGCCTGGTTTGACCAAGCATTTCCTGGACGTCTGGTACATGCATCTCTGGTCCGAAGTAAAAATGACATGCTATCTGCATTTATATTTCCGCATGCGAGATTGGCAAAAGATCGACTTTTGCCTATACAACAGTTAAAATGCTACAAGAATGATGGATTATTGAAAAGCACCATTGATGGATTGATATCACACTATGATACCAATCCTGTGGCTGATCAGGAAAAACTCACACAATTTTTTGAATTCAACAATAAACTAGATCAGTCCAGAAACATTCAACTAGTTGACTACATTCCGGAATTAGCAAAGCACAAGGACAAATATGAGCGCAGACATTGACATTGATGTACCCAACAGAGATGCTGTGCTGGCCCTAATTCAGCATACTGCTGCACGGCAAAGCAATGGCCGTAAACACAACTCCGGCATCTATGTCACAGACATTCCGCGTGATCCCATCACAGGATGTTCAGCATTGGATTATGAAACAGCTGAAGCCCGTGGCTACTTCAAGATCGACCTGTTGAACATGAGTGTGTACAGCCTAGTGCGTGATCCTGCACACTATGAAACAATGTTGGCAGCAGAACCGCCCTGGACCAGACTGTGGACAGATCCTGAGTGGGCCCGGCAATTGGTCCACATAGGTAGTTATACTGAATTATTGAAAAGTATGCAGCCGGATTCTATCCCTAGAATGGCTGCGTTTATTAGTGTGATCCGTCCAGGCAAAGCGCATTTACAAAATCAATCTTGGTCCCAAGTGTTTGAGTCAGTATGGGATGGTGATCTCAGCAGAGGCTACATGTTCAAGAAGGCACATGCTGTGGGATATGCAGCCTTGGTGGCATTGCACATGAACTTACTCCACACGCCTGACCAAGGTAATTGATTTTCGTTTGCCTTTTCGTCGGGCGATGTCGTTGAGACTGCACACAGGGCCGTGTAATATTTCCAGATCTTTGTTCACAAAAGTGCGTAAGCACAGTCTGAATTCTTCCCATTCGCCACGCAGGAAGATGTTGATAGGGATTGATCGATTGCTTTCCCACCACCAAGTGTTGGCCAGATCAATGTAGCGTCGTTTCTGTTCAGGATCTTGTATCACACCGAAGTCGTAGATGGTGGTGATCACGTCATCTCGATTCTGCACAATGCCCACATATTCCGTGCTGGAATACACACACAAGGTAATGAAAGGGTACTTGTCTGCAAGTTTTTGGAATAAGTCTCTGCCCATATTGTACTGGTTTGGATATTTAGTCTCCAAGACTTCCAGGTAAATATCATTGGAGCTCACCACATGTATTCAACCCAGATCTATATCTATCAACAAATCCAACGTGTGTTGGTGCTGGATACCACGGATGGTGACGTTTTTGACCGGAGGTGGGATCCTGTGTATGCCAAAAAATTAACCATCAACAAAGGTGTTGACAACGTGATTTTGTTTGAGTTCATCAATCAAGATCAAAAACCTGTGAACATCACAGGGTCAGCTTTGAGATTCAAACTGATCAATCTGGCAGGCACAGCCCAGCTGATTGAAAAAGACATGGTCATAATCAATGCTGCTTTTGGTCGTGCCAAGGTCACACTCACAGCAGCAGAAACCACAGAGTTTCCGCCAGAACCCTCCAGCTACAGCATAGAACGTGCTAGTGGCAATCTCGTAGAAGCAGTGTTTGTGGATGCTCAGGCACAAGGGCGTGGTGATGTGGATATCGTGGACTCAGTAAAGCCAGCATTTGTGCCCAGCACTCTTGTGACCATCCCCACCATATATGGTCCTGAATCATACATTGATCCAGTGAACCAGGCCAACTACCCTGACTGGGCATTGAATCCTCCTGGCGCGTATGGCAATGTATACAATGATCCACAGCGATTCAGCAGTCATGTGTCCACCAATGGCACCAGCTTTACCACATTCCAGATGGAGATGGACCACTACACCGGCAATGTCAAAGCACAGGGCGCCCAGACTTATGAATCTGTCTGGGTAGATGTCACTGACTCGCAAAGTTATTACAACAAAACCGGAACCGACTACATCAATGTGGCGGGATTTCATCCGCTATTGAGATTGGTATCGGACCAGTGGCCGGGCACTGAACAGGTACAATTGGCCACGGCCACGGCCTATGGTGCCAATGGCGTGATCACATCAATCACTGTGAATCAATCCGGATATGGATATCTTGCACCACCGCGTGTGAGCATCATTGGACTGGGTGCAGGAGCAGTGGCCGAAGCAGAAATTTCGGGTGACTCGGTCAGTGCCATAAATGTTATAAACGGTGGTTCAGGTTATGCAGCAGATCCGCAACGCAGCAATCAGGTTGCTGCGGTCAGCATCAATCGTGGGGCCATCATAAGCATACTGGTCAGATGACATTTAAAAAAATTGTAGGGTTTGGTGATAGCTGGATGTATGGTGATGAGTTGTTGGATCCGGAACTGACCAAACAGCATAGTGATGCACATCCATGCTGGGTTCAGAATACCGCATACCGCAACAGGCATAGTTTCTTAGGACTGTTGGGCCAGCATTACAACGTGCCCACAGAAAATTTTGGCATTCCGGGGGGCAGCATGCAGAGTTCAATCTGGACATTCCAGTGGTGGCTGGATCATGAACCCTGCCCAGATGAATGTCTGGTGTTGGTGGGGCATACAGATTCAGATCGATTGAGTTTTTATAATCCCAATCATCGCAGTTACACGAATGATCCTCCGTGGAATAAATTTATCCATTCATCCTGGGTTGAATACGGAAGCAGTGTGGTGCCTGAAGAATTCCGCACTATGGTCAAGCAACAACTGGTGTTGACCAACTGCGCTGAATTATCTCGATTAAACTATCAGCAGACTGTGCAGTTCTTTGATGGTGTTGCTGCTCGACGAAATCTCAACATGATGCAATTCCATGTCATGCCGGCCGAGGTCAAAATTGATTTGCCCACCATAATATGGCCCGGATTCTCGACCACCATGTGGTTCCGTGATCATCCTGGAAATCGAAACCGTGAGCTGGTCATGCCTGGCGGTCATCCCAACGAGATTGGGCATGTGATGATTGCTGAAAAGTTGATTTCTACCATAGACTCTGCTACAATGTAAGGATGCTTGACATCCTTGGTTATGTGCCCGTGAAACGAAAAGCCACGCCTTCGGGTTGGATAAGTTTCAATGCTGTGTGCTGTGTTCACAACGGCAGCACAGCGGATAAAAGAAGTCGCGGAGGTCTCAAACCCACAGAATCGGGTTGGAGTTATCACTGTTTCAACTGCAACTACACCGCCAGCTTTATCCTTGGACGTTCAATGAGTTTTAAGGCCCGAAGGCTCTTGGGTTGGATGGGTGTGCCCGACGCAGAGATTGATGCGTTAAACTTGGAAAGTCTCCGACATCGCAGCATACATGGTATCCTAGATGATCGCCAGAGGATGTTCAGCACCCTGGCAGGTATTGAATTTGAAGAACAAGAACTACCGGCATTGAGTGAGTTGCTGACCGGCGAAGATCCTCGTCGAGATTATCTAAGGCAACGATGTGTGCCCGATGACTATCCTGTGATGATACAAGATCATCCGGAAAGAGCATGGCAACATCGCCCCAGTGTGATCATTCCATTCACCCACGACGATCGCATAGTAGGACACACGCAGAGATTCTTGGACGACCGCAAACCCAAATACATCAGCAACAGCCGACCCGGATATGTGTTTGGCACAGACTTACAGCAATACCACTGGACCCATGCGATCGTGGTAGAAGGCGTATTTGATGCGCTCTGTATCGGCGGACTAGCAGTGATGCACAGCACCATTTCGGATGAACAAGCTCAACTGATCCGCAGGCTAGGCAAAGAGATCACAGTGGTGCCCGACCAAGATGCCGCAGGAATGGAATTGGTAGACCGTGCTGTGGAACTGGGATGGGCAGTTAGCATGCCACCCTGGCCTGAGGACATCAAGGATGTGAACGACAGTGTGATGCGTTATGGTAGGCTGGCAACTGTGCTAACTATATTTGAAAATCGTGAAACCAGTAAAATCAAAATAGAACTAAGGAAGAAAAATCTTGTTAAAAGACTACGGAGTTGACGTACAACGCTTGTTCTTGGAGATGATGTTAGAGGACGCACAAGGCTATGTGCGTGTGCAGAACATCTACAATCCAGAGAACTTTGATCGAAGCCTGCGACCCGCGGCTGCATTTATCAAAGAGCACGGCGACCGATACAAGACCCTGCCGGACCGCGTACAGATCACAGCTACCACTGGTATCAAACTACAGTCAGTGCCTGAACTCAACGAAGGGCACTTTGAATGGTTCATGACGGAGTTTGAATCATTCACTCGTAGACAAGAACTTGAGAGAGCCATCTTAAAAGCAGCAGACTTGTTGGAGAAGGGTGACTATGATCCTGTGGAAAAACTGATCAAAGATGCTGTACAAATCTCATTGACCAAGGACATGGGCACAGATTACTTTGCTGATCCTGCTGGTCGTATACGCCGATATTTTGAATCCGGCGGACAAGTGAGCACAGGGTGGCCACAGATGGATCGACTGCTGTATGGTGGATTCAGTCGCGGGGAACTAAACATCTTTGCCGGTGGATCGGGCTCGGGCAAAAGTCTTGTGATGATGAACATAGCATTGAACTGGGTACAACAAGGACTCAGCGGTGTGTATATCACCCTGGAACTGAGTGAAGATCTCACAAGTTTGAGAACAGATGCCATGTTAACCAACATGAGCACCAAGGACATACGCAAGGACATTGACACAGCAGAGCTCAAGGTCAAGCTGGTGGCCAAGAAGTCGGGCAACTATCAAGTGAAAGGATTGCCGGCACAAAGCAACATCAATGACATCCGTGCTTACTTGAAAGAGTATCAGATCCAAACAGGCAAGCGGGTAGACTTTGTGATGATCGACTACTTGGACTTGTTGATGCCGGTGAGTGCCAAAGTAAGTCCCAATGACTTGTTTGTGAAAGACAAGTATGTATCGGAAGAACTGCGTAACTTGGCCAAAGAACTCAAGATGCTCATGGTCACTGCATCGCAGTTGAATCGATCGGCGGTGGAAGAAGTGGAGTTTGATCACAGTCATATCTCGGGTGGTATTTCCAAGATCAACACAGCAGACAATGTGTTTGGTATCTTGACGTCGCGGTCCATGAAAGAGCGCGGCAAGTATCAGATCCAGTGCATGAAGTCGCGTAGTTCCACAGGTGTGGGGCAGAAGATTGATCTGGAATACAACATCGACACCATGCGTATCACAGATGCCGGTGGAGATGACGCTGACTCGGGATTTCGCAAGCCCAGCAGTGTGATGGAATCTATCAAGGCTCGTGCCAGTGTGGCGCCAGCAGATGCCGCGGCAACGGTGAAGTGGGAACGCGGTCAGGCCAAGCCCGGCGTTGACCCACTAGACCCTACCCCCAAGATCACAGCAGATGTGCAAAGCAACAAGCTCAAGGAGTTGTTGGGCAAGATCAAAACGGGTTAAAACCAATAAATAAGCCAAAGGCCCTTGAACACAATGCAAAAACGCACCCGTAGTCTATTGGAAGAATTGGATTCCATGTATGTTGAGCGCGAACGCGACTTGATAATAGAGAGTCGCGCCTCAAACATCATTGCTGGTGCCATCAACTTGTTAGAACAGATAGATGCTGCGTATTCACCGGAGCAAGCAGAAAATCTCACACGCAAACTGCTGAATGCCATCCGCACAAGAGATGCAGGCAGATTTGCTAGAACCGTAAGGCGTAGTCATGCAAATCAATAAACTGCTGGAAGGCGGAAATGTATTCAAAGGCCCCCAAGGCGAACCACTCACACAGCGTATCAATCGTGCGGATGTGCCTGCTACTATCCACTGGATAGAACAAGTAACTGGTATAGAATTCCCCAAAGACCGTTGGCTAGGATCAACTGGTAAGAAACCCACATCTGGGGACTTGGATCTTGCTGTAGATCTCAATGAAATTTCAAAAGAACAACTGGCTGGAATCCTCTCACAATTTGTACAGAGTCAGGGAGCCGATCCCAGAGAATATGTAAGCAAGAGAGGCGAGGTACACTTTAAGACACCCATTGGTGGTAATGCCAATCGTGGATTTGTACAGACTGACTTTATGTTCTTCCCCGATCTGGACTGGGGCAGTTTCTACTACTCAGGTGGTGAGGATTCGGAATACAAAGGCATGAATCGCAATGTATTGATGTCGAGTATAGCCAAACAGCAAGGACTCAAAGTAGGTGCCAACGGCATGTTCTCTCGTGCCACAAATGAACTAGTTCGTGGTGGTATGGATCCTGACTATGTGGCCAGTGTGTTGTTAGGACGCGGTGCCACTCGTGACAATCTAAAGAATGTAGAATCAATCTATGCTGCACTCACGAATGATCCTGATCGTGAAGCCAAGACAGCAGACTTCCGTGAGTATCTAGCCAAGGAAGGCATGCGAGAGCCAGAAATGACTGTGAGAGAAAGCGATGCCAACTTCTTGGCCCGCCTGCGTGATCGTATCGTGAACCAAGGCATGCAGCCCTTGATTGAAACCAAGAGATCATATCAACTGTACGAACAAGAACCTGTGGCTGTGGGCGGCAAAGCCAAGGGCATTGAGCACCTGGAAGACTATGTGTTCCGCAGTGGATCAGCAGGCGTGGATCGCGCACTCGAAATAGCTGACTCTTTCTATGCGGATCCCAAGACCGGATCAGTAAAGTGGGATGGTAAGCCTGCTGTGGTATTTGGACGCAAGCCAGATACAGGTGAGTTTGTGCTGACAGATGATGCAGGATTCACTGCGGAAAGATTGTTTACCAGCACACGCGAGGTTGCCGCAGACATGGCACGCCGAGATGCCAATGCTGCGGCCAAAGGTAATAAAGCAGATAGAATACAAACCTTGTTGCCCACCTATGAAGCCATCTGGCCATACCTGGAAGCAGCCACACCTGAAAACTTCCGTGGGTATGTCAAGGGTGATCTGCTGTACACTGCAACACCAGAGGTGGAGGCAGGCAATCTCATATTCCAGCCCAACACAGTGCAATATCGTATTCCTGTGGCCAGTGATCTAGGCCGGCAAATAGCCAGCAGTGATATAGGTGTGGCTGTACATACCATGTATGCAGATGTGGATGCTGCCAAGCAACCACTCAGCAGAGTTAAATTTAATCCTGTACCAGGATTGTTGTTGATTGAACCCATTTATGCCCAGGCTGTGCCCAAGAACAATGCTATAGTTAAGCAGATCCGAACACTGCTGCAACAAAATCGAGCAGCCATAGACACCTTGTTTAACCCCATGGAACTGAGAGCCATGAAGATCACTGACTTGGCCAAGTTGGCCATTGATTACATCAACAAACGAGTGGACCCAAGACATGCTGCTTACACAGGTGACTTCCGTGATCTAGTGCCAGGATTCATGGCCTGGTTGCAACAGACACAGACTCCGCAAAAGGTCAACAATATAGCACAGTATCTTCGTAGTCCCACCTCAAACGAGCAAGGCCTGGCTGCTGCGTTCCTGTTGTTTGAACTGCTGCATGATCTCAAGCTGGATCTGCTGGGCAAGCTGGATGCACAGGTTCCGGGTAATGAAGGATGGGTGTTTGCTACTCCTGTGGGATATGGCAAAGCCGTGAACAGATTTGACTTCACTGCCAGAAACAAAGCCAGAAACAACTAGCCAAGGGCATGATTTTTTGCCGATTTCATAAATAAGAGTAGGGCAAAAAGCCCACTTTTTAGGAGAAACAAAAATGGCAGGATTTACAAAAGTCAATGGAACAATGCAACCAGTGTTCCACATGGATACCGCGAATGGTAACATTCAAGGCACAGCTAACATCGCCGCAACCGGTTCAGTTAACTTTCAAGGCCCCAAGCTGGACTTCTTCAGCCTGGTTGCCAACGCAAGTTTGATCAGTTCCGGTAATGTCAATGGCTACATCAACAACATTATGCAAGCCATCCAGACCAAGGCCACAGTGGCAATGTATCAAGTCAGCCCAGCTGCACCCACAATACTGAACCTGGCTTTGTACCCAACTGATGCGTACACCGCTACAACATTGCTGGCCACAGCCAACACCGGCACCCCAGCAACTGGTGGTCAGAACATTCAATTGACCTCGGCTGCAGGCAATGCTGTGTTCACTTCAGCCGCAAGCGGTTTTGCTCCAACCTAATCTTAGGTAGAGTTAGCAAATCAAGGCCCTGGATTATTTCCAGGGTTTTTTTTTGGTCTTAAATACTGCATGACCCAGAGCATCCGTGTAAAGACTGATTTTGATTGTAGGCCTACAGGGATAACCGGGCACTTTCGACCCAACATCCTGCCCATCACTGATCAACAAGAGCAAGCGATAATAGATCAATCCACTTGGCTTCGTAGTAGAAATCAACAACGCAATTGGGAAACCATCATGCAGCTGATCAGTCTCTATACACAACCTCTGCGTGTGAGTCGTGTACGATTGGCAGATCTTCAGTGGCAGTTTGAGTTTGACACCGATGTTGAAGATGTGTTCAGACTGGGTGATGATCCGGTGGGTCGGCTGAAACAAGCATGCACCGGTGTACCTGTAATAAACTATGTAGAACAAGAACTTACCACACTATTGCGACCAAATGTGAACATTTGGTTTGAGCCCACGGAGCATAAATAATATCATGGACACTACCGATATTGAAAAGAAAAGCCTAGAAGCCCATGTTGAGCTGTGCGCCGAACGTTACCGCATGCTGGAACTCAAGATCCAAAATGTTGAGACCGACGTTGGTTCAGTAAAAATCATGGTCACAGAAGTGCATGGCATGATGCAGAAAATAACCGACAAACAAACTGATCGATTGATCAGCTGGGGTATTGGCATCATTGGTTTTCTCATTGGTACCGTGGGCTGGTTGTTGTCGCACTACGTATTCAAATGAAAGCCAGCCGCAAACTTGCTGCCTTGGCCGAGCGAGAACTGCCACGCATCCTTGATCAAGTGATCATAGAAGACGGAGAAAAATACCGGGTGTTTGGCAGATACACCATCCACCCCAAGGATGGTTTGTTCCAGGTTCGTTTGAGAGATGATACTATTGGTGTGTTTTCGGGCACAAAATCTGCTCTGGCCTGGTGCATAGCAGACAACTTGCACAGATTCAATCTAGCCAGACAGATCAAAGAGCTGGATCAATCCATCACACGATTACAAAATGACATACATGTGCGGCGCAGCCTGGCCGATCGCATG